ATATGTTGTGGTGTGTTTTATTCCAAGAAGAATACAATATTGCTATTCTTGCTAACAAAGGTCAATTAGCTCAAGAGATTCTTTCTCGTATACAAAAGGCCTACGAATATCTTCCATTGTGGTTACAACAAGGCATCATCACATGGAATAAAAGAAATATTGAACTAGAAAATGGTTCAAAGATATATGCTTACGCAACATCTGCAGCCGGTGTCCGAGGCGGAACATACAATCTGATTTTCCTAGACGAATTTGCTTTCGTACCTAAGAACATGGCAGATGAATTTTTTACATCTACTTACCCGGTTATTTCTTCCGGTCAAACCTCTAAGGTTATTATAGTTTCTACACCGTGTGGCCTCAATCATTTCTATAAGATGTGGGTAGATGCCACAGAAAAACGCAGCCTCTATAAACCAATTGAGATTCATTGGTCGCAGGTACCAGGCCGTGATGCAAAATGGAAAGAAGAAACAATTCGTAACACTTCAGAAGAACAGTTTCGCCAAGAGTTTGAAACAGAGTTTATTGGTTCTTCTGCCACTCTGATTACTGGTGCTAAACTACGAAGCCTAGCATTTTTTGATCCACCTTGGCAAGAAGAAAATTTGGACATTTACGAACAACCAATGCCAAACCGGTTGTATATTGCCACCGTGGATTGTTCGGAAGGTGTTGGTTTAGATTATCATACCATTAATATCATAGATGTGACGCAGGTGCCTTATCGGCAGGTTGCTAAATATAGAAACAACAAACTGCCTCTTTTGTTCTTTCCAACAGTCATTTATAGCCTGTGCAAAAGATACAATGAGGCCTACGCATTGATTGAGACAAATAATGTAGGCCAACAGGTGGTAGACATTTTACATTATGACTTGGAGTATGAATATGTTTATAAGATTGACCATCACCACATCAAAGGTCAGACCATTTCAGGTGGTTTTAAAAGAGCATCCAATTTTGGTATTAAAACAACGAAAACAGTTAAAAAGATTGGTTGTGCTAACCTCAAAACCCTCATTGAATCAGATAAATTAAAGATACAAGATTTTGACACCATAGCAGAGTTAAACACCTTTGTTCGTGTGAGAGATTCATATGCGGCAGAAGAAGGTAATAATGACGACATTGTGATGGGTTTGGTACTATTTGCATGGTTAACTGCACAAACCTACTTCAAAGATTCTACAAATATTGATATCCGTAAAGTGCTTTTAGAAGAAAATAATATGCTTACCGATGAAGATTTGGCACCTGTTGGGTTCATTGATGATGGTCTGAAACCTGAGGTGACAGTAGATTCTGGTGATGTTTGGACAGAAAAAGGGTATCTTTCATCAAATCTGTAAAAACATAAATAGAATATAAATTTGAAAGAATTGACCCGATAACAAAAGGAGAAATCCATGGCATTTCAATTATCCGCTGGGGTAAATGTATCAGAAGTTGACCTGACTACAATTGTCCCTTCAGTCGCCACCTCAATTGGCGCATTTGCCGGTCCGTTCGCCTGGGGTCCAGCTGGTGAAATCATCACTATTTCCGATGAAGTCCGTCTTGCTTCTACATTTGGCAATCCGGATTCTACAAATTATGAATACTGGTTCTCTGCCGCAAACTTCTTGGCCTATGCAAATAACCTTAAAATTGTTCGTGCGTTTAGCGTAGCAGACACTCGCAACGCAACCGCAAACGGTTCTAACAATGTAGTGTTAATTAAAAACGATGATGACTGGTTTAACAATCGGTCAACAGGCTCTTCTAATACATACGGCGAATTTGCTGCTCGTTATGCTGGTGCTTTAGGTAATTCACTTAAAGTTTCTTTGGCAGATGCTGCAACATTTTCTACTTGGGTATACAATAATAACTTTACTTCTGCTCCAAATACTTCTACCTATGTTTCAAATGTAGGTGGTGGATTTGACGAAGTTCACGCTGTTGTTATTGACGAAGATGGTAAAGTTACAGGTACCGCAAACACGGTGCTAGAAGTGTTTCCGTTTATGTCTAAAGCTTCCGATGCAAAAGATGATAGCGGCAACTCTAGTTACTACAAAAATGTGATTGAAGCTCAGTCACGATATATTCATTGGATGGATCATCCATCAACTGGTGCTGGCACAGGTTGGGGTTCTTCTGCTAACAACTCCAATTTTGCAAACCTTACTTCTGTTGTTACTCGCTCCCTTTCTGGTGGTGCTGACGGTACAATTTCTACGGCCAATGTGGTAACAGCATACGATTACTTTGATCCGGCTGAATCAGTTGATATTTCTCTGGTTGTTTCTGGCCCAGCAAATCAAACCATTGCAGATTCTTTGATTACAATGTGCGGCACTCGTAAAGATTGCCTCGTATTCTTGTCGCCAGAGAAAGCAGATGTTGTAAACAATGCTGGTTCTGAAGTTACTGATATGGTTGCTTATCGCAACACACTTACCTCTTCCTCATATGCAGTTCTAGATGGTAACTGGAAATATCAATACGACAAATATAACGATGTATACCGCTGGGTTCCATGTAACGGTGATGTTGCTGGTCTCTGCGCTAGAACAGACCTTGAGCGTGACCCATGGTTCTCGCCAGGTGGACTGAATCGTGGTGTTCTGAAAAATGTCATTAAGTTGGCCTTTAATCCAACAAAAACAAATCGTGACGATATGTATGTAAAAGGAATTAACCCAATCGTTTCTTTCCAAGGCGAAGGTACAGTTCTATTTGGCGATAAGACAATGCTAAGCAAGCCATCTGCGTTTGACCGCATCAATGTTCGCCGCCTGTTTATTGTTCTGGAGAAAGCAATTAGCCGTGCGGCCCGATTCTCTCTCTTTGAATTCAATGACCAGTTTACCCGTGCTCAGTTTGTAGCACTTGTAGAACCATTCCTCCGTGATGTGCAAGGTCGCCGTGGTATTACTGACTTCCGTGTTGTGTGTGACGAAACAAACAATACAGGTGAAGTAATTGACCGCAACGAATTTGTTGGTGACATTTATATTAAACCTGCTCGTTCAATCAACTTCATTCAGCTTAACTTTGTTGCCGTTCGGACAGGTGTTTCGTTTGATGAGGTTGTAGGACAGTTCTAAATAGAGAAACGGGAGAAAATTAAATGGCTTTTTCAGTAAACGAATTTAGAAGTCAAATGGTTGGTGACGGTGCCCGTCCTAATCTATTTGAAGTTTCTATGCCATTTCCTGCGTTCTCTGCACCAGGAAATGCACAAACAAAACTAACATTCATGTGCAAGACAGCACAACTACCTGGCGCAACGCTAGGTGTTGTGCCTGTTCAATACTTTGGTCGTGAGCTCAAATTTGTAGGTAACAGAACATTTGCTGACTGGACAATCACAGTTATCAATGATGAAGATTTCATTATTCGTAACGCCTTTGAGCGTTGGATGAATGGTATCAACTCACATAATCTGAATGTCCGTAACCCAGCTGCACTTTCACCACTTGGCTATACCGTTGATGGTGATGTTACGCAGTTTGGCAAACAAGGCAACACTCTGAAGAAATACAAGTTTGTTGGACTCTTCCCAAGTGATGTAACTCCAATTGATGTTGATTGGGGTTCAAACGATACAATTGAGGAGTTTTCAGTTACTCTCACCTACCAGTGGTGGGAAGCAGTAGCAGACGGTGTAGTGTAAGAAGAAAGGCTTCGGCCTTTTTCTTTATTTTTAGGATGTTTTGACATGGCGATATATCTTCTTGTTAAAGAACACCTTGACACAGGTATGAAGTACCTGTGCAAGCGTGTTGCATCTTCTTTTTCAGCCTGTGAAAAATACAAAGGTTCTGGTGTTTATTGGAAAAAACATATAAAAAAATATGGTAATAATGTAAAAACAACTTGCCTTTTTGTTACAGAAGATAAAGATGAATTCCGTAAAGTTGCTAAAAAATATTCTTTAGAATTTAATGTAACTAAATCTAAAGAGTGGGCTAATTTATGTGATGAACAAGGAGAAGGCGGTAATACGGTTACTGATACTAAAGAACATGGTAAAAAAACAAAACAAGCATTACATAAACCAGAGATTAGAGAAAAACATCTTAAACATTTAATTAAACACATAAAAAGTATTCAACCTTTGGCAGCAAAAGCAGCTAAAGAAAAATTAACTGGTGTTTTAAAATCAGAAAAACATAAAGAAAATATGCGTGGTAAAAGACCACATATAAATCAAACTGGCAGTAACAATAATAATTCTAAAGGTATTGTGACTCCCTATGGTATTTTTGGGAGTATTAGTGAAGCATCCCGCCAAATTAACGGCTATACATATAAGATGGTTTGGGATAGATTACAAAATGATAAAGAATGGAGGTACCTAAAATCGCAATAAAATTGTTTGGATTCACCCTAGGTTCAAAAGATGTTGTTCAGGCACAGAAACCTGAGCAACCATCTTTTGCACTTCCAACTCCTGCACTTGATG